TACCAGATCCCAAAAACGTAATCGGGTAGATGCCCGAATGGAAACTAGGAGAATAACATGACTGAGAAACAAGAAAAGATTTGGGCCTACAGAGTTAAACATCCCAAGGCAAAAATAATAGACATCGCCAAGGGCACAGGAACGTCCTACGGGTATGTGTGGAAGCTGATGCAGAAGATCGGCACGCCACAAGAAGTTTTGGATGCACCGAAGGAGTTGTACATAGACGACACCGACTATGCAGCGGAAGCGGAAGCAGATGCTAAATACTTTGCTGAGTTGGAAGCAAAGCGCGAGGCCACAGGGAAAACCTCCAACGATTTTAACGTTGAGGATTTGTTTACCTTTGACCAAGAGGGTGGCAAAGAGATTGTTCCACGCGAAACAAACAAACGCTCTAACATATTATCGGCGGCAGATCAGCTTATCAACGGCGAGCGCCACGAAGAGTATGGGGATGCCTCCGATAGCTTTGAGCGCATCGCTGGGTATTGGAACGCGCATCTGGGGCTAAACAATTTTATATCCCCACGTGACGTTGCTGCTATGATGGTGCTGCTAAAAATATCCCGCTTGCATGGGGATGGTCCGAAGGATGTTGACACATATATCGACATTTGTGGGTATGCGGCTATTGGTGGCGAGATCGCGGGTAGCGATTAATGAAGCTAATAACTTTGGACTTTGAAACGTTCTATGACAGGGATTATTCCCTGTCTAAACTCACTACTGAAAACTATGTTCGCCACCGTGACTTTGAAGTTATTGGAGTTGCGGTAAAGCAGTGGGATGAAAAAACTGAGTGGGTCAGCGGCACGCACGATCAGATCAAAGATTACCTGATGGGTTATGACTGGTCTGATAAGATGGTGCTGGCTCACAACACTATGTTCGATGGTGCGATACTGAACTGGAGCTTTGGCATCACACCCAAGATATACGCTGATACGTTATGTATGGCACGTGCGTTGCACGGCACGGAAAGCAGTGTATCGCTTGCAAACCTAGCAAAGGCTTATGGACTACAAGACAAGGGTGATGAAGTTATACGTGCTATGGGCAAGCGTAGGGTGGACTTCACGGAAGAAGAGTTATCTCGGTATGGAGACTACTGTGTCACAGACGTAGACATAACACATGAGCTATTCATGCGCATGATAAATGACTTTCCCCGCAAAGAGTTGAAGCTGATAGACCTGACGTTGCGCATGTTCGTTGAACCGATGGTGGATTTGGATGCGGGTCTTCTTGAGTTGCACCTTGCCGAAATCAAAGATCGCAAAGACAAACTACTCGCGGATGCAAACATCGAAAAAGAAGAACTTATGTCCAACCCCAAGTTTGCTGTGGTGCTTGAAGGGTTAGGTGTGACACCACCAAAAAAGATAAGCCCAACCACAGGTAAAGAAACATTCGCATTCGCCAAATCGGATGAGGCGTTCAAAGCATTACAAGAGCATGAGGATGATCGGGTGCAAGCACTGGTCGCTGCTCGGTTGGGTACGAAGTCTACGCTTGAGGAAACACGTACACAGCGGTTTATAGACATCAGCCGTCGTGGGATTCTGCCCGTACCTGTGAGGTATTATGCAGCGCATACTGGTCGGTGGGGCGGAGATGATAAGATTAACCTCCAAAACTTACCAAGCCGTGGTCCTAACGGTAAGAAGTTAAAGCAGAGCATCATAGCACCAGCAGGTCATACACTCATTGATTGTGATAGTTCGCAGATCGAAGCACGTGTGTTGGCGTGGTTGGCAGAGCAGGATGATCTTGTTGATCAATTCGACAGGGGCGAAGACGTTTATAAGTATATGGCGTCAAGCATATATAGCGTGCCAGCAGATGCGGTAAGCAAGGATCAGCGGTTCGTTGGCAAAACCACAATTCTGGGTGCGGGGTATGGCATGGGTGCGCCCAAGTTTCAACACCAGCTTATGACGTTTGGGTTTGATATTGAGTTGAAGGAAGCTCGCCGTATCATACGAGTATACCGCGAAGCCAATGACGCGATTAATTCACTGTGGCACGCTGCTCAGGACATGTTGAAGGATCTACATAACAAGTCACCTGCAAAGGTAGGACGTGCCGGGGTGCTGCGGGTGGACGTGGATAAGACTGCCATAATACTACCCTCTGGACTACCGATGTATTACCACGGTTTGTTCGCAGAGATAGAAGATAACCGCCCACAATATTACTACAAAACACGCCGAGGCCCGAACAAAATTTATGGTGGGAAGGTTGTGGAGAATGTGTGTCAAGCTGTTGCACGTTGTATCATAGGTGAGCAGATGTTACGTATTGCCAAGAAGTACAAAGTTGTGCTAACTGTACATGACAGTATTGTGGCCTGTGTAAAAGATGAAGAGGTGGCCGAGGCGCAAGCATATGTAGAAGAATGTATGCGTTGGAAACCAGACTGGGCAGATGGCCTACCGATAAACTGTGAGAGTGGCACAGGTAAATCCTATGGAGATTGTGAATAGTGGTTAACGTAGCACCGTGGTCGTTCAGCAAGATCAAATCTTTTGAGCAATGCCCCAAGCAATTCTATCACGAGAAGATCCTGAAAGAATATCCATTCGTGCCAACGCAAGCCACCATTTACGGTAACGCGTTTCACAAAGCAGCGGAGCTATACATAAAGGATGGCACGGCTTTGCCCGACGAGTTTCAGTTCGCACAGGAGTTTTTAGATAAGCTGGCAGACAAGCGCGGTGTGAAGTTTTGTGAACGTAAGATGGGTATAACAGAGGATCTTAAAGCCTGTGGTTTCTACGACAAACGGGTCTGGTTCCGTGGCATAGCTGACCTTCTTATCGTTGACGTGTTAGGCGATGTTGCATGGATAGTGGACTACAAAACATCCAAGTCATCCAAGTACGCAGACAAAGGGCAGTTGGAGCTAATGGCGCTGGCTGCGTTTGCGCACTTCCCAGACATAAAAAAGGTACGCGCTGGCTTAGTTTTTGTGCTAGTAAATGATTTAGTAAACCACACGTACACCGAACATGACAAAGGCGATCTGTGGGAAAAGTGGATAGGAAAGTTCAATAACATGAAAGAAGCCGCAGGAGCTGACACGTGGAACGCCCGCCCTAACGGATTATGTCGTCGCCATTGTCCTGTTGTGGAGTGCATACATAATGGAGCTAACTCATAATGCCATACAAAAACCCTAAAGACCGCAAGAAACAAGTTAACGCCCCCGTTGGGAGTGCAACCTTTGAACGCCGCATGGAGCGCCAGCGTGCACGCCGTGCTATGGATAAGAAGGGTGAAGATAAGAATAAAAACGGTAAAGCTGATAAGCGCGAAGGCAAAGATATCAGCCATAAAAAAGCTCTTAGTAAAGGCGGTTCTAATAAAGACGGTGTGAAGATCGAAAGCCGCAGCAAGAACCGCGCAAGAAACTACAAAAAGAAAAAGTAGGAGAACACATGAAAATAGTGGACGGTAAAGCGTTGCTGTTAAAGCTACGCAATCCAAACCGTGTTACCTCAGTAATACCCAAAAGCAAACAGGTGGACACCAATGAAGTGCTTGTAAAGTGGGGGATTGATGAAGCACATAAGCTACGCAACTTGGGTGTACGTGCGCCATCACCTATAGATACTCAGTATAACTGGACAGGTGCATACACCCCATTTGACCACCAAAAGAAAACTTCTTCCTTCTTCACCCTGAACAAGCGTGCGTTCTGTTTTAACGAGCAGGGCACAGGTAAAACAGCCAGTGCAATATGGTCGGCTGACTTCCTGATGAACAAAGGTAAGATCAACCGCGTTCTTGTCATATGCCCCCTGTCAATCATGGACAGCGCATGGAGGGCAGACTTGGCTACCTTTGCACCGCATCGTACAGTGGATGTGGCCTATGGCAATTTAAAGAAACGTGCCAAGATAATTAACCAAGGTGCCGAGTTTGTCATAATAAACTATGACGGTGTGGATATCGTGCTGGACGAAGTGCGCAACGGTGGGTTTGATTTGGTAATTGTGGACGAGGCTACTCACTACAAAAACCCGCAGACAAAACGTTGGAAAACTCTACGTAAGATCGTTGATGATAGCACGTGGCTGTGGATGATGACGGGTACACCCGCTGCCCAGTCACCGCTGGACGCCTATGGTCTAGCCAAGTTGATAAACCCCAATGCAGTACCACGGTTCTTTAGTTCGTTTCGTGACATGGTGATGCAGCAGTTATCTCAGTTTCGCTGGATACCAAAGGAAAACGCATCCGATATAGTGTATAACGCGTTACAGCCAGCTATACGGTTCACCAAAGAAGAATGCCTCGACTTACCAGAGATGACCTACGTCAAACGTAAGGTTGAGTTGACCAAGCAGCAGACAAAATACTATGAGATGCTGCGTAAGCAGTTGGTTATGAAGGTGGGTGATGACGAAATATCCGCCGT